TTAGAGCATTACATTAATGTGATAGATAGCAAACCTTACAACTATTCAAAACACATAGCTCCGCATGATATTAGAGTTAGAGAGATAGGTACAAATAAATCAAGATGGGAAACCGCTAAAGAGCTAGGCTTAGAATTTGACATAGCACCCAAACTTAGTGTAGAAGATGGTATTGAGCAAGTAAGACGAATGTTACCTAAGTGTTTTTTTCATAAAAACAATTGCAATAAGCTAGTAGAAGCATTAAAATCATATTGTAAGCGGTGGGATGAAAAAAATAATTGTTTTAGGAATAAACCCCTACACAATTGGGCATCACACTTTTGCGATTCGGTAAGGTATGGTGCTGTCACAGAACCACTAGAAACAACCGATTGGGATAAGCCAATAGAAGTAGATACAAATTATATAGTTTAATATGGCAAAAAAAAATAAAGAAATATCAAATTTAGAATTACAGAGTTTATTATCAAATCAAATACAAAATGCTTTAGGTTATCTAGGTGGTCAGTTATCAGACTCTAGAACTAAATCGTTAGAATATTATTTAGGTGATAAACTAGGAACAGAAATAGATGGTCGTAGTCAAGTAGTATCAACCGATGTTGCAGATACGATTGAAAGTTTGTTACCAAATTTATTAAGAGTTTTCACAGCATCCGATAAAGTGGTTCATTGCGAACCAATGACAGCCGAAGATGTGCCAATGGCAGCACAAGCGACAGCTTATTTAAATCATGTTTTTTATAAAGAGAATGATGGCTTTCAATTATTATATAATTTTTTCAAAGATGCTCTAATTGAAAAAAATGGTTTCTTAAAAATTTATTGGGATGACTCTGAAAAAGTAGATTATGAAACTTACGAAAATTTATCCATAGTTGAGAAAGAGGCTTTGCAAGATACTAAGGATGAAATAGAAACTGTAGAAGAAGAAGTATTTGAAGATGAGTCTGCCAAAGAAAAGTTTCAAGAAGTTTTAAAACAATACGAAATGCAAGGGGTAGATATATCCCAAGTTCAAGTTCCTAATTTTGATTTATATAATTGCAAAATTAAAAGAATTAAAAAAACAGGTAAAGTTAAAATAGAAAGTATTCCACCAGAAGAATTCTTAATTGATAGAGGTGCTAAAACAATTGAGGATGCCGATTTTGTTTCTCATAAAGTTTTAATGACAAGATCAGACTTAGTTGCAATGGGTTATTCTCAAGAAGAAGTTGACGAACTACCAAAATCAGATTTAGATATTTATAATGATGAGCAGAATGTTAGATTAACGGATGTAGATGATTATAATATTTCAAGCTCAACAGATACCTCAACAGAAAAAGTTTTAGTTTATGAGTCTTATGTAAAATACGATTACGACCAAGATGGAATTGCTGAACTTAGAAAAATAGTTTCAGCTGGTTCAGATGGTAATAACATATTATCAAATATGCCTTGCGATAGTGTACCCTTTGTAACGATCACTCCTATTCCAATGCCTCATAGATTTTATGGAAGATCAATTTCAGAATTAGTAGAAGATGTTCAGTTAATGAAATCTACTGTTATGCGACAGTTGTTAGATAATATGTATTTAACAAATAATAATAGAGTTGCAGTAATGGATGGTATGGTCAATATGGATGACCTATTAACGACTAGACCTGGTGGTATTGTTAGAACTAAACAACCACCGAACCAAGTCATGCAACCATTACAAGCACAACCAATTTCACAACAAGCCTTTCCTTTATTAAATTATTTAGATTCAGTAAGAGAAGGTAGAACTGGTGTTTCAAAAGAAGCTCAAGGTTTAAGTCCTGACACTTTAAATGCTAAAACAGCTACTGGTGTAAATGCTTTAATGCAACAAACTCAAATGAGATCAGAATTGATTGCTAGAGTATTTGCAGAAACAGGTGTTAAAAGTTTATTTAAAAAAATATTTGAACTAATGGTCAAATATCAAGATAAAGAAAAAATTATTATGATGAGTAATCAGTATGTTCCTGTCAGACCTACTGAATGGAAAGATAGATTTAATATTTCAATTGTTGTTGGTCTTGGAACTGGTTCTAAAGAGCAACAAACTATAATGTTAAACAGTATTTTAGAAAGACAACTACAAGCATTTCAAATTCAAGGTGGAAAAGAGATGCCAATGGTTAATTTAAAAAATATGTATAACACTTTGACTAAGATGGTAGAGAACGCAGGTCTAAAAAATGTAGAAACTTACTTTGTAGATCCTGATGTTGGTAAACAAATGATGCCACCACCTCAACCACCACCACTAACTCCTATTGAGAAGATAGAATTTACTAGAATTGATGCTGAGAATAAGCGAAAACTTGCAGACCTAGAATTACAAGCTCAAGAATTACAACAAAAAACTCAAGAAATGCAATTAGACTTTGAAGCTAAGATAAAAGAAATGGCTTTGAAATATAATACGCAACTTGATACTGCAAAAATTAAAGCAGATGCAGATTTAGATAAGATGATGGTCGCTGGTGATAACAAAATACTTGAAGAAGCGGCAAAATCTACTAATATGTTTGGCAAACAACTACAAGGAATGAATGGAAGCGAAAGACCAGGCGGACAGGTCGGTAGAGATCAGCCGATCCAACGAAGCCAAGCAGATATTAGAGAGTAAACTTTTTCAAGAGAGTATAGAAACTCTTAAAAAAATTTATTCTGAGGCACTTTTAGAAAAAACAGGTGCTAAAGAGAGTGATACCAGAGAAAAACTTTGGATTGCTTACAATGTTGTTGGAAAAGTAGAGCAACATCTACAAACTGTTATTGAAACAGGAAAACTTGCAGCTAAACAGTTGGAAGATTTTAGAAAACAACAGAATAATACAAAATTTTAACCATCAAGGTTAAAATAAGCCAAGTCTAACGACAGCTTAACAATGGAGGACTTAATGTCTGAAACAAACCCTTTACTGAACAATGCTTCAGTACAAGGTGCAGCAAAATCTATTGAAGGTTTAATGGACACCAAAGGTGTTATCAAAAAACCTCAAGAAGAAGCAGCACCAGTTGAACCAAAAGAAGAAGTTGAAGCGAAAGCAGAAACTGAAACAGAAGAACAACAACAACCTGTTGCTCAACCAGAGGAAACAAAGGAAGCAGTAGAAGAAGAACAAGCATCACAAGATGAGAATGCAATTGAAGAACAAACAACCGATCTACACCAAGTAATTGTTAATGGTGAAAAGATTGATGTTGACCTTGAAGAATTAAAAGCAGGTTATCAAAAAGATGCTGACTACAGACGAAAAACTGAGGAGATAGCAATTGAAAAAAGAGAGCTAAAATCTGAAGAAGATCGTCTTAAAAATCAGTATTCAACTAAGATGGATGATTTAAATTCATTAGTAGTTACTTTAAATGCTGAGATTAACAACGATATGAATTCTAAGGAGCTTGATGCTCTTTGGGATGAAGATCCAACTGAAGCTGCTAGAGTTGATCGTAAGATTAATAAACGAAAACAATCAATTCAACAAGCACAGCAAAAACTGAGAGAACATCAAGAAACTCAGTTTCAGGAAATATTAAGAAATGAACAAAAGAAACTTCATTTAAAACATCCTGAGATTGCTGATCCTATTAAGGGTGCTACAGTTAAAAATAATATTATGAGTTATTTAAATTCTAAAGGCTTCTCAAGTGATGATGTTTCAAGAATTTATGATTCAAGATATTTTGATGTGATAATGGATGGTATGAAAGCTAATGCGACTAAACCCAATTTAGTAAGTAAAAAAGTTAAACCAACTACAGTTGTGAAATCAGGTGTTAAAGCTACGAAAGAAGATTTAAATAGTCAGTCTAGGTTGAAGAAGATTAATGCGTTGAAGAAAAGCGGTAATGCAAAAGATGCTACCGATTTACTGATGCGTTATCTATAAACAATAACCTAACGGAGAAAAAAAATGGCTAAATACCAAACATACCAAACTGTAGGTATAAGAGAGGATCTAGCGGACATAATTTATTCAATTAGTCCAACAGAAACACCTTTTATGTCTGGAGTTGCAAAAACAAAAGCAACTAATACTTTACACCAATGGCAAACAGATGCACTAGCTGACGTTGCTGCAAATGCTGCTGTTGAAGGTGCTGATATTTCTTATGGAACTATGGCTGCAACTGTATTAGAAAATAACCACACTCAAATTTCTACTAAAGGAATTCAAGTTACTGCAACTAACGAAGCTGTAACTTCTGCTGGAAGAAATAATGAGATGGCTTACCAAGTAGCAAAAGCTGCAAAAGAATTAAAAAGAGATATGGAAACAGCTCTTTTATCTAATGTTGCAAAAGCTGCAGGTAATGCTACGACTGCAAGAAAACTAGGTGGATGTCCAACTTGGTACGAAACTAATGTTGATGCAGGTTCTGGTGGATCTGGAAATGGTAATGGTGCTATAAGAACAGATGGAACTCAAAGAGCTTTTACTGAAGATCAGTTAAAAGGTATTTTAGTTAGCTGTTACAATGAAGGCGGAAACCCTAACATGATTATGGTAAATGCTTTCAATAAACAGAAACTATCTGGCTTTACAGGCGGTTCTACTAGATTTGATGCTGCGGAAGATAGAAGATTAATTACTTCTATTGATGTGTACGAATCTGACTTTGGAACTATGCAAGTATCACCAAACAGATTTATCAGAGGTGCTAATGGTACTGCTGCTAAAATCGGACAAGATGCTCACATTCTAGATATGGAATACTGGGCAGTTTCTTTCCTTAGAGATTTTGCTCTACAAACACCAGCTCAGACTGCTGACGCAGATCAGAGATTTATGGTTGCTGAGTACACTCTTGAGTCAAGAAATGAAAAAGCAAGTGGTTTAATCACAGATTTAACTACTTCATAATAAATCTAAAGTGGTGGGGGAATAATCCCCCATCATTCAATTAACAATTTTGTTTGGTCTTTGAAGTCAATGACGGAACGAAGCAAATAAATAGGATAAAAAAATGAGAACATTAAATGATTACTTTTTAACATCTGCAATTCCAGATGTTTCAACAGCTTCATCAACTTTTGTTTGTGTACCTGATGGTGGAAAAATTGTAAAAATCATCACTCACAACAAAGCAACTACAACTGGCACAGCAGCTATTTCTTTTGAAATAGATAATGTTGCAGTAACTGGAGGTGCTATAAGTCATGTAGCTTCAGGTTCAGCTGGTAAAGTAGCAACAGCTGCACCAACAGCTGCAAATACTGTTGCTGAAGATGGTACTATTGAATGTATTACTGATGGCGGTTCATCAAATGCTTCTAAAATGGAAATTACTTTCGTAATTAGAAGATAATAGTATATAACAATATTTGGGGGATCTTGCCTAGCGGTATTTCCCCCATAATAAATTAGGAGAAAAAAAATGAGTTATAATTATGCTTTAAGACCTGGTACTACACAGAAACTTAATACTAATAATTCTTCAACAGCTTCTGCTGCATTTGGTTCACAAACTGAATACATAAGAATAGTTGGAGATGCTAATTGTCATTTTGTTTTAGGTGCT